TACGCAGAGGTGCGTCATATTTACTTAGATTTAGGCTTCGTTTCTTTTTTTTCATCTTCCTGTTTTCTTTCAAAATACTTAACAACCATTGCAATTTTATCATCATACATAGCGACTTTATCCATCTCTTTATCTATAGACTCTATGATATCAGAATGCTCTCCAATACCCACAGAAGTTCTAAGATAAACTTCTATGTTTGCTATGTGCTTATTGATGTTGCCTACATAGTATGACTTTATTGCTGCTAATAACATTTCTCTCATATTATTCTCCTTTAAATGTTTTAATTACGTCTGATGAAAACAATTTCTGTATATTTAATAAATACATCCTAGATGCATTGTTGTCTCCACCTGATACAGACCTTTTATAGTCTAATTTGTCAATAAGTTTTTTTAAATTATTAACATTAAATACAAGGGTGCAAAAAACATCGTCACCCACACAAAGATTGTGAAACCAATAGTCTGCCTCAGTAGCATTAATACCACTAGGTTTGCCATAAGATTCATACTCAATAGCAATATTACCTGTTCTCTGCCACATATCTCTTTCACTTTTGACTTCTATCTTTTTGTCCTGTAGCATATCTGCCACATACTTTTCTCTGACTTGACCATATTGCAGGTCAATGTCAAATTTCTTTCTGTCTTCTACTGATGGTTCTAGCATACTTACTCCTTAACTAGCTTCTATATCTACTATTTCACAAACACCTGCAGTACAAGCAAGTTCCTTGCTACCACTTGTTGTGTCTTCCTTTTCAAAGTCTTGCAACTTACTCCAATCTATAGCAGGTGGCATGGCTTCCTTTAAGGTTTTATATTCAGTCTCGTCTATGTCCTGATAAGGTGCTTGTTTGTATGTATGCTCACTAAAAGGCAGAAAGGAAATACCTGATACTTCGTCAAAATTATCATACACCCAAGCACCTACTTGCATCCACTCATGCTCTTTCACAGATACTGTTATTGATGGTTTATGTTCGCACCAATAACGTTGGTATAATAACCAAAAATCTAACTGTTCAATCGCAGTCATGTCTGTTCGTGTTACTGCACCTGAAGGTGCTTTCATAGGAAAGCTAAACACAGTTGTGCTATCAGGTTTCATAACATCAGGCTCATTAGGTATCTTAGACTCTTTCATAAACTGTGTCAAGGGGTCTTTGTTATCTCCTCTAACAGTTCTAACATAATATGGATTATGCCTTGCATGAATGCCACTTGCACTATCCACTAACTGTGATACAGTTCCTGATGGTTTGATACAAGTGATTGCAGTTGACTGTGGGATACCTAAATCTTTAGCAATCTTTTTGTTTGTTTCTATGGCAACATTTTTTAAGTCCATAAGAACACCTTCTAAATTTGCCTCTGTATTTGTAAGCATAGGACAATCTAATATGCCTGTAAGAGAAACACCTAGTAGTCTTTCTTCTTCTGTATTATCTTTCCATACCTTACGTAAATATTTAAACTGAGTAAGTGTAGACTGAAATGTACCAAGTATAGTAGCCAATCTAACTTTCTCTTTTAATGTATTCATATCGTCTGTTTCACGTGCCACAACTTCAGTTAAATTACAAAACTGATATGGTCTAAGAATAATCTCACTACAAGGATTGCATCCAAAGTAATAGTCAGACTTTCTTCTGCCATTCTCTTCTACTTTCTTAACTGCTGCCTTACGATTAAATATACCTCTTTCACCTGACTTTGATTCATATAAAGATGTCCACTCTCTCATGAATGTACCCATGTCAGGCTTACCTTTATATGCAACAGAGTTATTAGCTAAGGCTCTTTGTCCTTCATTCTCCCACCATTGTCCTGACTTGGCATGACGCATTTGGTCATCACCTAAATTAGACAAGGATATAAGAGCAGAACGTCTGACACCACCTACGACTACAACTTCACCAATCTTACACATTAAGTCATGACACTCAATAGGATAAAGTTTTCTACCTTTTGCACCTTTGAATTTGTCAATACAAAAGTCAAATAATTCTTCTAATGGAGCAGGACCAGATGCTCTACCACCAAATGTTTTTAGTCTAGCACCTGCAGGTCTTACTTGTGAAGTATCCCACTTAGGTATTTGACCTACATATAACATGGCAATAAGTTCTCTCAATGCTCTTGCCCAACCCTGTCTACTATCATCAACTTTTATTATAGTTGTGCTATCTTCAAAGTGTTCATTCACAATAGGCAACTTATCTACATTCTCTCTTTCAACAGAGAAGCCTACACCTGTACCACACATAAGTATATACATACACTCGTCAAATGAACGTGGACTATCTACAGGTATATAACTACAATTATATCCTGCAACATGACATCTGTCTAATGCTACACCTGAAGTCATCAATGCTCTCATGCTAGGCATAGTACCTAAGGACATAATGCCATCCGTTAGCTTTTCTTTCAATGCCTTAGTTAGAGTATAGTTATAGTTTTTAGATAAATGACTAGTCATATAATCAAAATATCTGTCAACAGTTTCAATCCATGTTTCTCTTCTTTGCTCATCTTCCTTCCATCTTGCATAGCGAGACAGAGCAATAAAATTTTGATAGTCTGTGGGTAGGTAGTTTTTCATTTAAGTCTCCGTTAATACTTTTATTTGTTGTACTGTGACTCCATCAATATCATAGAACAACTCTTTTACATATTCTTCAAAATCTTCAGTGACATCTCCGTCTGATGGAATGGGATAATCTTCTTCATCCACCGATAGAGTTATCATCATCTTTACTTTTATCATCTTCTAGTTCATCTATTAGTTCGTTGAGATACCATTGTGCCTTCTTTAAATCTTCAACACCATTTTTGTACCTGTATCTCCATAGGTACTTCATAATATTACCTTGTAAGTAATATTCATATCCCCCATCTGTCATAGCCTTGATTGCATCAATCGTTTCTATACCTGATTTATTATAATGTGGTGGATTATTAACCATATCTATTTTTTTCATTTGCTCTCTCACTTGTCTATATCGTTGCCTTATTGCTTCTCTATACATTCCCATAATTAAATATCTTAATGTTTAGTATCTGAGTCAAATGAAAGTACCACAACATTATCATGTCTGTCAACTATCTTAGCCTTATTCTGCTTTTCATATTCTTTATCTTCTTCCTGTAAAAAGGCTATTGCTTTTTTTCTAATATTATCATCTCTTTCCATGAGAGGAATACTAGCACACATAACTCTACAAAATTCTAATACACCATAATAGTCCTCGTCATTGAGAGGATTATCTGAAGATGTTATAACAGATACATCCACCTCTCCTGTCCACTCTGAATCATTTTTTAATGTAGGTTTTACTTGTATAATAAAATCCTCATTATTTAATTTATCTTTTATCGCCATGTTGTCTCACATTCAATTACAGGAGCATGATTATTCTTGCCCTTTTCTTTTAACCACTCATCAGGTATAGTTTTATCACTATACTTAAATCCATTTTCTTCACACCATTGTGCATAGGTTGTTTTAGAACCTGTGTATAATTTATTATTACTATTCCCAAAGACAAATCTAATATCAAGAGAGGGATGTTGTCTTTTTATAGCTAATGCTCTTGTTCTTTCTTTTGGCTGAAAGAAACCTTTAGCTTCAATGATTATACCATTACTTAATATGAAGTCAGGCTTATAGGTACGATGAGTAAGATAAGACCATTTTATTCTAATAGTCTCATATTCAAACTTAGCCTTTTTACTTTTTAAGTCTTCAGCTATGCCATGCTCTAACGTACCCCTAAAGCCATCTTCTAAATGTGCTATTGTTGGCACTAGAGTACTCTTCTCCATCCTGAAAAAGGATTAAATTCATACTCTGAGCTGCTATAGTTGTAGCCAAGTGCCTTCATTTCTTCTCTGACTGCCTCGTCTGCCAACTTCTTTGCTTCCATTGCCTCACGTAAACCTTTTGTTTTCATTTCACGTAAAGTTTTTTTAGCTTCAGCTAGTTCTTTTTCCATGTTGTCAATGTCTTTCTGCAACTCTTCTATCTTCTTTGCATCTGCCATTATTTTACACTCCATATTTTTTCTGCTTCTTTCTTCATGTCTTCTGACCATTCCCACTTATCAAAGTTAGGATGTATTAAAGAAGCTAACTCATGTCTATCTTCACTTATAGACAAAAACTTTTGAATGCTAAAAGCAACCTTCTTTAACTGTTTCTTGTATTTAGTTATACTACTAAGTGTAAATACTCTGTGTTGTTTAGGACTTACAAAAAACAAGTCTACCTTCTTATCAGGATATGCCATAGAATATAAAGCCATCTGTCTTTTCTGTGCTTCTGTAGGTTTAGATGGCATTCTATTTGTTGTTTTTAAGTCAACTATCTTATCTTTAAATAAGAAATCTACATATCCCATAATAGGTATTGGCAAATCCTCAACTTGAACCTCTACCTTTTCCTGATAACTTTCAAGATTATCGTACTTGAAGTTCTCGTCAAGGATAGTGCCAAAACTACGAAGAGCATCCTTCTCTTTCAAGGTTCTTCCATCATTCAAGTCAACACCTGATTCGCAACACAATGCAATAAACTTGCTATCAAGTGCCTGAAAGTCAAAGAAACCCTTCTCGTACTTCTCAGCGAGAATATGCTCTTCTGTAATACCTCTTATAGCACCTGCTCCACTAGGAGATTTTACTTTAAAGAGGTATCTCATAGTCCACAAAGGCATATCAGAGATATAAGTATTAATACTGCTAGGAGACAGATACTTAATATTGTGGACTTTGAATGGGTTATTACTTCTCACTATTTAGAGGCTTCCATTTCTACATCAATGAAATCATCTACAGTATCCATATCTTCTTTACTCACATCTTTCTTAGCTTTCATGTCCCACTCATTGTAGATATATGAATTGTAATTATCAATCCAAGCCATGAAATCAATAAAAGTATCTTGGTCTTCCTTAGACACCTCTACGTGATTTTGTAAGTCTAGAGTATATGTAGGTAAGTAAAAAGAATTACCATTAGGTAACTTTCTTTCTTCAGTATTAAGAGTAATAGTATGCTGAACAGGTAATCTTTTGACCTGAGAGAACTTCTTAAATGGCTCTGCCATTGTTTTGAATGCATCTCTATTATCTATTTCCCAAATGAAAGGTGAAGTTTCCTTCTCTACTTTATTGCCTTGCTCGTCAACTGCCTTCACAAGGTCAACCATACCAAAGATAACCCTAACTCTCTTAATCTGTTTAATAACATCTTGAGTGTCAGCAGGTAAAGCCTTAAAGTCTTTGATAAATCCTGATGGCTTACCACAGTTAAACTTTCCCTGATTATCTTTTAAGTCAGTATTTAAATTGTCTGACATTATGGTCTTATGATATGTTCCTAAAGGCTCTCCTGCCTTTGCTGACATATTCTTAACAAATCTCTTATACATAAATCTCTGTACAAAAGGTCTGATATTTGCAGATGTAGCATAGAGTGTAGAACTCTCAGGTATCTCCAACTTATATGCTCCACCCTTAACTAATACCTTATCAGAACCTATAATAGGACTATGTTGAATCCTAAATCTTGGTAAAGTATTAGATTTTTTATCAGAAGAACTAGATTCTCCTGCCATGCCCATAGCTTTCGCCATGAGAGCATAGTTATTTGTATCTATTGTTGTTACTTCATTGTTCATGTTTATAGTTTACTCCTTAATTTACAAAAGTCTTATTGTTATATCATATAATATCTTTTGTGTCAAGCCAATTATCACCTATTTTTGCTTCTAAAAGCAAGGGGACATTAAAATTTATGTTGAATTGTCCATTAACTAATTGAGTTATTTGTTGATTTACTGTTTTTATTAGAAATACCACCTTATTTATTTCTTCAGGGTGTACATCAATAACAATAGAATCATGGACAGTATTTACAACACAAGAGTTCAATTTTTTTAATTTATTTTCTATATCTATAAGAACTAAAGGTACTATATCTGCAGTTGCAAAGGATTGTACAGGATAGTTTTTTATTTGTGTAAAGTTTGAAACCTTGCCAAAGGCATTTCTCTCTACATTTGGGAATGAAAATTGTCTGCCTGATGGTGTGGTAATCATTCCTGTGCTTATAGCCTCTTTAGCCAATCTGGAATGCCATAGTGCGATTTCCTTGTACTTCTCTGTGAACATCTTATAATACTGTGCTTCAGCATTCGTTCTCCCAAATCCTGTTGCTCCATAGAGGGGTGCAAAGGTATGAGCCTTCGCCTCTTGCCTAGTCGTTTTCTGACCTGCATCACTAATAACACGAGCAGTATAACTATGCACATCAAATCCATCTTCAATCTCCTTCATTGCTATTTTATCTTGAGACAGGTAGGCTGCAGTTCTAAATTCTAACTGAGCAAAGTCTGCCTCTAGTATCTTGCCACCTTCCCATCTTGATACAAATACTTTCTTTACAGGAAATGTACCACCTCTAGGCATATTTTGCATATTAGGGTCTGCACCACTAAATCTACCTGTTGCAGTTCTATGTTGTAATAGTCTAACATGAAGTTTACCATCAGGTTTAACATAAGTATTAATACCTTCAACAAATGAAGACAAGTATGTTTCTAATGCTGATAGTCTCTGCAAGTCTTCTAGAAACTGTACTGCATCTGTTAAATTATTCTTCTTAGCTATGCTTTGTAGTATAACTAAATTACTTTTATTAACAGTAAAGCCATTGGCACTTACCCATTTTGCATTGGGTGGTGTAAATTTTAATCCTGCTATTCTGCCTGTAGGTCTAAAGAAGTATCCTATGCCTTCACACTCACCACACTTACTTGGTTTAGCAAAAGGTGTACCATCTTTCTTTGTTTTTCTAATCTTGCCTGAGCCTCTACATGAATTACATTGAACTGCATTTGTCTTATACATAACATCAGAATTATCTTTTACTACTTGTTTATATTCCTTGACTTCCATATAAGGTGTAAATGCATTTGCCCACATAGGTTTGTCCTTAGGCTTCCTGCTATAAATAACCCAAGACATTTGCTCAGGACTACTAAGATTGATAGGTGTATCACCCATTAGTTGTATAACTTGTTTTCTTAATCTGTCTTCTGTCTCAATCTTTTCTTTCTCAAACTCTTGTTTTACTTCTTGTAACTTATCTTTGTCTACAGAAAAACCATTCTTATATATCTTGGCTAGACATACTGATACTTTATTTGTTAATACAACTGTGTTCATTAATCCTGCATATTCTACTGTATTTAGTTTCTTATATAACTTATCTGACAACTCTTGTGTTGCCTTCAAGTCTGCTGATAAATATTCCTTTAATTCATCTCTTGGTATGCCATCCACTCCAATACCTTGAGCAAAGTAATGTTTTAGTGTATCTTTCTTTTGCGTATCTAACTCATACCTTTCTGCACAAGCCTCAAGTGATAAAGGTTCTTTAATACCTCTTTGTATTATGTACTCAGCTAACATAGTATCAAATACTGCACCATCATATTTGAAGCCACACTCCCAAAGCCACATTAAATCGTAGGCTATGTTATGTCCTATAAGAATAGTTGCTCTATCCAATACCTCTTGTAGATATATGCCATCAGGTACATCCATGTTAAACAAATGCTCCTGACCATTGTCTTCTAGACAACCTACTAATACTAATTTATTTGTAGGCTCAAATGGGTCAAGGTGCAACTTGCCATCTCTCTTTGTCGTTGTATTTTCTACATCAAGTGTTAGTTTCATAAATACCTCGCAGTTAAATAATCTAACTCACAATGCTGAACACCATGCCATCCTGACAGTTTATTCTTAACAACATTTAAATGTCTAGCAGGACTTTCTTCTTCTCCACCATCAGGATTCTTAACAGTATCTTTGGCTATCAAAACCATCAAGTCAGCCTCTGCTGCCTTACCTGTTCTACTGCCTTCCATCATAGCCTGATTAAGATAGACCTTACCTTCAGCCTCAGCAGATAGCTGAGACATATAAAAGATTGCACACTCGTGTTGCTTGGCTATCTGTCTTGCATGAATTGCATTTGCCTTGAGTGCCTCATCAGGTCTAGCAAAGCCACCTGACTTAGCAAACTTATCTCCCATGTCTAGTATAACTATATCAGGATTGTATGACTTACATACACTTTCCACCCAAGCCATATCTCTGCCTGATGCATCCTTTATAAAGATGTTCTTTCTAACTGCATCATATAAGTCTCTTGCCTTCTCAGGATTTTCTTTTATCTCATGCATTGTCATACCTGTAGCTGATGTTAGGTATCTTGCACCAACTCTATGTGCTGATTCCTCGTTACATAGGATAATACACTTAGCACCTTGATGTGCAAAGCCACCTGTGCTTGCAACAAGTGATGCATGAAAGGATGTCTTACCTGTGTTTGGTCTAGCACCTACTTCAATTAAATGTCCTGCACTTACTCCTTCAACTTTTCGTGTCAATGCAGGTATGTTAAATGTCCATTTTGCCTCTAGGCTATTCTTTGATATTAGTGTTTCCAAACTCATGTCATCCCATTCTATATTTAAATTAGGTGTAAAATCATCTGCATATAATTCCAAAATATTTCGTATGGGTTCAAGAGAGGATTTAGTACCATTAACATAGTCAAAGCCAATATTAGCAATATCCTCGCCAACAACTTGTTGAAATAGTTTAGATAATACTTCTTGTGCGACATCTTCTCCAAGAGGTTGCTCCTTTTTTATTTGTGTAAACAAACTTAAGTAGGCTTGTTTCTGTGCAGTAGTCATTGATGGATTGCCTGATATAAATAAGGCTTCAATCTCATCAGGTGTTACTGTTCTCTCGTATGTAGACATTGCATTGTCAATAGCTTGTTTAATCTTTCTTACATCTTTACTAAACAATCTATCAGGACATTTTGCACCTCTATGTTCATCATAGAACTTTTTGTCCATCAAACTTCTAATTAGTGATAATTCCATGTTGGTTCTCCTTTGGGGTTAGGTTGTGTAAATTATTAAAATCTTCCTCGTTTCTATATTTTAAATCATCCTTTATCTTTAATACTCTTACATCTTTAACATGACCTCTTAACTCTTTTGCAAAGGCTAGTGTCTTGGGCATTGCATCAGGGTCTAAGGCAATTATTGCAGTTGAGAATTGCGATAGGTACTTCTTGTGTTCTTCACTTAATGACGTTCCCAACACAGCTACCCCTACAAAAACATCATTACCTACTACAGAGGCACTTATGCAATCCTCTACTACAACTGCCACACTACCACAACCAAAAGAAAAAGGCAAGTTATTTTTTCCATATCTTTTCCACTTAGGTAATCTAAATGTAGTTGAACGACCAATGGCATCAACAATAACACCATTGTATTTGATAGGAAAAACTATTCTCTTTTCTTTTATATCGTAGTAGAGAGGTATTCTCTCAAAATCAATGCCATACTCAAGAGCAAAACTTTTAATCTCAGGTCTGTCATTGTGATAAACGACATACTCAGGCATTGTAAATTCTTCTTCTAGTTGTTTAACTAATTGTAAAGAAGATTTGATATCATCAACAGATAAGTGTATTCTCTTTGAACCTGATAAATTGCATGATGCCTTGTAACAGTTCCATAAGAGAGTTCCCATATTGTTAGTTATACTAAAAGTTTTGTAACCATTGCAGGATGGACAGTTCATTCTTCTGTTCTCTCCTACACTTAAGTGTATATCATTTATATATGTATATATACTCATATGTGTATCACTTTCTATGTATCATTTAATTGTTAGTATCATAATTTTTTCTAGTTGTCAAGGCTCTTTTTGCACTTTCATAAGTATTTTTCATGTAAGGCTTAACTGATTGTGGATTTGCATGACCTGTAACTGACATAATCTGTCCCATTGACACACCTGCCTCAACCATTTCCGTAGTACCTGTTCTTCTTAAGTCAGCTATTCTAAGCTCATTAGGTAAGCCACAGAGCTTGATAACCCTTCTTGCTACTATGGATAGCCTATGAAGTGAATATGGCTTGTATGAGCCTCTAAGGGTGCTTGGATAGGGTGCGATATATTCTTGGAAGTCGTAGTCGTGTTTCTGTTCCCTCAGCATTTCAAGTAAATCTTCGCTGATTGGCAAGGTAACACTTGCACCTCTCTTAGATTGCTCAAGATTAAGTATGCCCTTATCATAATCTATGTTTTCAAACTTAAGTAACCTCATATCTCCTACTCTCTGACACCATTCATATGCCATTTGTATAATTAAACCTAAACTTCTATACTTAAATTCACTATAACAGTAGTCTAACATCTGTGTTATCTGTTCTCTTGTCCATACAACCTTTCTAGGCTTGGTAACTTTACATTTAAATGTAGAGAAGGGATTGTATTCTGCATATCCCATCTCCATTGCAAAGGAATAAACTTTTCTAGATGTAGCAACCATGTGGTTTGCCATATAGATGCCACGATTTAGCCACACTTCATATGACTGTCTTGCCATAGCACCTGACAGTTTATTAACTTTAGTTGTACAAATAAAATGTCTACCTACTTTTGTCTTCAAAACTGACTCAAGACAATTCGTATAATCTACTTTAGTTTTTACTGCTAACATACTGTAATCACTAGATTTATAGTATTCGTTAACTAACTCTTGCATTGTCATTTTGTTCATTTTTTAACTCTCTTTCAATTTTGTTTTGTTCTACAAATCTGTTTAAAAATCTAGTAACAAAATCATCTATACCATTACTATAATAATGAACTTTATATTTCATTCTTCTTCTAGACCACCTACCTGTAGTCCAATAGTAAACATATTCTCTGCCCTCTTCATTTTCTATATAAACCAAAGATGCAGGTATATTTACACGATATTCAATATTTTTTTCTTTAAGATAATTTTTAACAAATTCTAAACTTTCATTTGTATCTTTTCTAAATACTGCATCTCCTTTTGAATTTGTTCTAACATATTGCCATTCACTCATGCTTAATCCTTTCTAATAACTATTACAATCCTATTCCCATAAATCCTAGTATGAATGCCATGCAACACATACCTAATATAAACCAAATTAATTCATCGTTGTTCATGATAATAACTCCATGCCTACTTGTATTACTGCATAAGAATAAAGAACTATGATAACACCCACTAATACCTTATTCATAAAATCGTTTGAACCATCATTGTGCATTTTTATTCTCCTTTTTTATAAATCTATAATCTCTGTATCTGTTAGCATAATTATGTTCACACTTAGGTAACTCTAACTTAAATACTTCAGATAAAAAATATTCCAATCCATCAAGTTCTATAAGTTTGTGATACTCTAATGGAATGCTATCTCTTATATCATTATTTAAGTCTTTAAGATTATTAATATTTTTAAGTAATCTTTCTTTTTGTACTTCAGTTATTTTTATATTCATTACTCATCTCCTTTCTTTGTATCTATATAAATTCTTATGTGTGATGACTCATTTAGGTTCTGTCCATAGGCAGTTCTTCCTTGTCCTTTGAGTTCATCCTTGATGTGTTGACCTTTTACTCTCAATGTATATGACCCTCTATTAAGATACTTCTTACAAGTGTCTACAAACTCTTGACCTTCTGTGTCATTAGGTATCTCAGAGAATATATATCTCCATCCTTGAGTGTAACAATCTCTAGCATATGCTTTTCTCCACCTGTGTTCTTCCTTAGACCACTTATCTATCAGTTCCTCTTTTTCTTCAATAATATCGTTAAGAGTTTCTACTTGGCTACGAAGTCCGTTGATAATGCTATCTTTAGCTTTAATAACATCAACAATCCTACCCTCTTGGGTATCGTTTCTAATGTCCTCGTCATTTTGTTTTACAAATGCTCTGACTAAATGTTGAAAGTCCATCTCAGAAATAGATATGTATTCATCCTTAGATTGTGAGTAATAGTACTTCTCATCTAAGTCATACATATCACTTGCTACTCGACCTGTGTCATTGATAGCACTAATTATTTTTAATATTTTTTTAACTTGCATTGTTATTTCTCCTATTAAGTTCTTGGTTAAATGCTTGTTGAAATCCACTATAACCATCAAAGCATGATACAATGGATTCAAATTCATGTAAAGGTAAGTCTTTAATTATATGACTAATCGTAGGAATATTAAATCCATTGCCTAACATTTTGTATCGTTGTGTCTTTGATACATGATTAGTATAATTATCAGGTAAACCTTGTAATCTCTCACACTCTAATGGTGTTAGCTTTCTCCATGTCATACCTTTTACAAGTACATTATCCTTTTGTACTGTCGTTAAACAATTTGTTTTATCATCTTGTCTGACCTCGATTTGTGTTGTAAATGGTAAGTCTAGTTGATTATCTTTTCTTGTACCATTTTCATCTAATCTTCTATTGACAATGCGACCACCTTTAGTTGAATAAGTAGCAACCTTAGGTTCTCTATTGCCACCTTGCATCGTTAGTAGTGTAGGTGATTTTCCCTCTTGATGATATACTCTCTTGGCTTGTTCATGTTTGTAGTGTGCATACTCTTCAGCATGACCTACTTCAATACAACCTACCATAGTTCGTTGTTTTCTTTGTATGCTATTCCACCAAACTGCACCATTGTATGTGGCAGTAAGGCAATGTGATTTACCATTAGCATTAGTCATCTCTTTACAAGCTATGCCATCCTCTTCTAGGATGTCCTGTAAGACTATTTGTTTATCTTCTATATCAGAATCTATAGGGAAGTTTGTCCAATATAATCTCTTTCTATTTTGTGCAGTAAATTGACTAGAGTTTAACATCAATGGTTGTACACCTAGATAACTAGATATTACATCTTGATATTCTTTTTTCATTACGACATTTTCTAGTAGAAAGTATTTAGGTTTAAGTTTATCTCTTAGTCTGACAAACTCAAAGAATAGTTTACTTCTCTCATCAGCAAAGTTTAGTTGTTTTCCTGCAAAACTAAATCCTTGACATGGTGAGCCACCTACTAGCATATCAGTTGATTGTTGCCAATTATGTGGTTGGATATCTTGTACATCTCCTAACTGTATTGTGTTAGGAAAGTTTGCTTGTGTTACCTTGATTGGATATTTATCAATCTCACTAGCATAGTATTTTACATTGTGTTGCATTGTAGTTTCTCCTAGTTATATAAATATAATACATTGTTTTATTTTGTTGTCAACTTAAAAGTTTGGTTCGTAAAATTCTCCTCTGTCCATAAGTTGTTTATAGTGAATAGCTTGTTGTCTATACCATTCAGCATTTTTATTATCTTCATTCCATTCAGCATCATATTGTAACTTTCTGAACTTCTTATATTGCTCTTGACAATTAACAAGTCTATCATCCATTACTTAAACTCCATATGTGCAGTTGTTTTCATACATCCTACATGAATTATTTCAAATTTGTCAAACTCTTTTTGAATTATTTCAAGTGTCTTTTTGTCAAGATACCTACTATTATTTTGATAATATCGTATACACTTTTGTTCAGTTAGGAAAAATCTTTTCTCTACTACAAATTGCATCTCTCTAGTATCTGACATAAATAATACATATAATATCCAAGTCATTAAAACCTCTTTAATTCTTCAGCTAAAAACAAACTACTACAAACTGCATAGTATATGTTTCCATCATGCTCAAATATATTATGTATTGCACCTACACAAGTAACATCAATGTCTTTTGATTTCCCTATTACTTCTGTTCCTATTTTCCATTCATATTTATTATAATCATATGTCATTGTTTTATTCTCCTAGTTTTAGTTATATAATTAAGCTACCTTTTCTTTATGCTTTTTAATATCTTTCTCAAATGATTTAATACTTTCAGCTATTTCCATACTCATATCTAAACCATCAAGAACACCTTGATATCTTTCTTCACTTATCTTTCCAAAAATATTACAATGTCTGATATATAATGTTTTTAGAAACTCCATTTTGCCTAAATGATTTTGTCTTGTAGTCATTTTACATATACCTTTCTATTTGTTTATACAAGTAATCTAAACTGTTTTCATTGGCTTGGTATCTTATACCTATACCACCTTTAGCTATCCATTTTTCTATATTCTTTGGTTTATCATCTATTAGAATGTTAGCTTTACCTTTATATGTTGCATACTTTTCTTTCCTACCTGTAAAGATTGCATCAGTAGGTGTATACTTGTGTTTAGCTAACCAATATCTTTTCCAAAAAGCTGAGTTATCATTGTCGTATCTTAATGGTGATGATAAGATATTCCAATCTCCATCTGTTATTTTATTTATATAACTAATTAGATTGTCACTTGTTTTAAACTTTGGTATGTGTCCAAAAAAATCAGTTCCTTTTAAGTCTGATACTGATTGCTCCATGTTTACTTCTTTCCAATGTTTTACATTGTATCTTTTTTCTATTGCTTTAAAGAAGTCAGCTATCACTCCATCCATATCTAAGTAGATTTTTGTTTTTAGTTTTTTCATTTTATTTCCTTTCTTATTTAGTTATATAAGTAATAGCACATGATTTAATTGTTGTCAAGAGGTTTAACTTTATTATATAATCTATTTAATTGACTAGCTAATCTACTATATTTAATATACCATTCTCTATTATGAGGACATAAACCTTTATCTACTTTGTAAAAAGGTATTTTTCCTACATCTATAGTGCGTAAAGAAAAATCATCATTGCCTGTTTCTATATCTTCAAGACTACCATTTAATGAAGATGTTATTAAATCTAATTCAGCTATGGTAATATTTAATTTTATATTTATATCTTTAATTTCTATTTCTTGTTTCATTTTATATACTCCTAGTTATATAACGAAAAGTGTTGCAAAAATGCAACACCTTTCTATTGTTGTTAGGCTACTTCTAATTCCTTAAACTCTTTAGAACTAATCCATTTTGATACTTCCTGTTCTCTATTCCACATAGATATACTTTCAGTATCATTGCCCATTTCTTTTAGCTTAAATCCATTTCTTTCATCAGCATAACTTGAGTAATTAGTAAATGCTGAATATAAAGAGAATAAATTATTACCTCTATTGCTCACTTCATTTAAATATAAGCTATTCATTTTATCAGCTTTTCTATCTGACCTAACTATTTTAGCAATAATATCTTTTACTTCAACACCATCTAAAGTAATTTTTGCCCAAGCATTTAGTCTTTTAGATTGTTCATAGAAGTTATGTTTAGCATTTTGTACTTCATCAGCAAATACATCTATATTAAATCTTGAAGTATTTTTTCTTCTAACTTTGTCATATTCTCCACTAATCTGACCATTAGTACAAAAGAAATCTATTGCTCCAAAATATACTTGATTGCTCATACTACCATCAACACCATGTAAAGCTATAATTCTTTCAGCTATTGTTGTTTCATGTACATCAGTTTGTATTTTAGTTGTAACATTAGGTAAGGTAATATCAGCAATTATAACTGCATTATCTTTAGCCGTTGATACTCTTACTTTTGCATCAGCTAATTCTAATGGTGTTCTATTTGCTTTTATAACTCCCTCTACTGCATCAATAAAATTATTATGTGATGTAGTCTTAAAACTATTTCCTACTATTCCAATAGGTTTATCAGTTAAGGTGTTGATAACATATTTTTTACTTGCTAATCTTGTTTTCTCATAGTCAATATCAAATAATAAGTTATCATCTAATTGTATTAATTTTTGTGTATCTAACATTTTATTTTTCTCCATTGTTGTTGTTTAATTGTATAACTAACACACTAAAATAAATTAATGTGTTAGTCAATAAGTTTTTTTAATATGGTAAAGATAATTGTTTATCTTGTTCTTTATCCCAAAATCTAGCATCTTTTGGTAACTTGGTAAATCTTCCTAACTCATCTCTAAAATTATCTTGAATTAAGAAAATCCAATGATTGCAAATCTTACCTTTTTTTGTTTTAAAAGATAAACTTTTTACATCTATATTTTTTAATATTAATTGTTGCATTGTATTTTTCCTTTCTTTTAATTGTTATTTAGTTAATATTATTATTTCATCCATATCTTTATCAGTTTTAAATTTACCTAAACAAAAATCGAATGCTTGTTGATAGGTATTAAAACCTATATTGAATAATTTAATTTTATTAAAATCGTATACATAGTATTTAGTCATTTTGTTTTTCCTTTCATTTAGTTATACAATTATAATACATATATAAAATTAATTGTCAATAAACTTTTTTTATATACCTATTGTTTTTTTCCATCCTTTTATATTCATATCTATATTTTTCAAAACCACCTAAAAAATATTTCATGTTGTATACTTTGTGATATTCTCTAGATTTTCTTACTTGTTGTCTTTTCATTTTCCAAAATCTTAATCTTTTTTTATCTCTTGAAATAGTCATTTTTATTTACTCCCTTTAATTTTTCCATACTACATTTAAAACAATGTAACCTGTTACTAAAAATATACATCTTATATATTATATATTTTTTATTACAGATTACACAATTTATTTTATCTTTATTATTTGCTATTAACATCTTTTATTATTTGTTTAATTAAAACATAATCTTGATATTGATTTAAACTCATTCCAATAGTGTTAACAGTACACCATTTATCTATAAAGTTAGCTAATAAATTAACATCACTTTTTAATTCTTTTATTTCAGCTTTTTGTTTTGCATTTAATTTTTTCATTGTTTTATTTCCTTTCTATTTATGTAAAATTAAATCATGAAAATTAAACATGATATAAAATAATAATCCCATAAAAAATAATGTTATAAGATAAAAACCTTTTTCACCATTAAATAAACCATAGGCAAAAGTTATGAATATTAGTGATATAATTAAACCTATTATTATTATATATAATAGAGTTAGTAATAAATGTTTAAGCATTGTTTTATTTCCTTTCTATGATAGTAGTTAATTAAATAACCTTAATATCTTTATTAGCTATTTTTACAAAACCTTGTAATATAGCTTTATTAAGTTTATTTTCTCTTTTTTGTTTGTTGTCTTTAGCATTATATTTAAATCTTAATCCAATAATAACTTGTTTTTGTTGTAATGGTAAATAGTCATGTAAATCACCATCTATAACTTTAAAAACCTTGTTATTAATTGTATATGTTTTTGGCAATGGTTTATTTCTTTTCGTATCAAATACCATTGCTAAAGATAGCTTGTTTTTAATTGCCTTTTCTATTTTTGTGTTATCATTATCATTAACAGAATAAACAATTTTATATTTTGAATTATCTTTTCTATTAAAGTTTTTTGTATAATCATAAGCTGACAATTTAAATTTTAGCTTTTTATTCATTTTGGTTTTTTGTATTAGGCTATCAGCAATATTTGAAAAGCTATTAACACTATTTTTATAAACTATATTAATATTTTCATATTCAATATCACTAGCAATATTAAATCTTATAGATAATAACAAATGTTTACTTATACAATAGCTTGTATATAACTCTATATAACGTAAAAAGATAGCTAAAAATAAATTAGGATTATCTTTTAATAAATCTTTTCTTTTAACCATAGCGTTTTGTTTAGCGTCAATATAAGCAGGATTTCCACTATTCCATATAACACAATTTTTCTTACACTCTAAACTTGCATTTAAGCAAATATCCAATTTATTACCTAAACTATATGGAGCTAAACTCATACCAATAGTAAAAATATTTAACTCTTTTAAATTCTTTTTTAATTTAACTTGATTTTGGGATAGTGTTAAAAAACTACTAAAATTATAATCTTTACATACTCGTACTAATTCAGCTTTATTCATATGTAAAACTTTTTTATTGTTATATAAAACGTTATCTAAATTATATGTAGTTTTATATATATCATTTATATTTGTTAATTGTTGCATT